TAGAATTTGGTTATATACTAATGCGGTAATATGCTGACATGGGAATACGAATCATTCGCATTTGCATTTGGTTTGAACTGTATAAATAAACAGTTGACAAGGAGAAAAATATCTGGGTGGCGTGTGCGTGTGTGGGGGGAATATCTAGATCAACACCTTCACACTATGTCTAATCAAAAGAATCTATACTTAACATTAAACAGACTTGCTCAAACCAGGGTGCAACGTTGAGGCAATAGGCGCATAATCAGCGTAGCCATTGGATATGTCTTAGTGACCGCGTGATGCCCGCTCATAGTGGTATCACGTCATCTGTATCCGGTGGGCTTGCAAGGGCGATTCTTGTTTTTGCGTCCCTAGGTGAAGCCATGCGCGCTGTCCCGGCAATACTGGCAGGCTAAGTAAACCGGCGGAGTAAACCGACTCCTAGATAACGTCGGCGATTACATTTCATTAACGCAAACAAAGGTGAATATCTAATGTTTAACGTAACTAAAATAGAAGGCGCGGTACGCGCTGGCGTAGCGAAATGGTTTAGTGGCGTGGAGAATTTTACTGACCCCGCGAACATTAACCAGTGTTTAAAAGAGTCGGGATTAAGTAACGTTCGCTATACAACCGAGCCGTTGTTTGGCCCGACTAGGGCCTTTGGTTCGCCAGAGATTAAGCGGCACAAACAGATTATTCTTGAGCGATTTGACGGATACGATTGGGTCAAAGATAACAAGTCTGATCTTTACTTTAAAGACGCCGACAAGCGTAGCGCCAAAAACGAAGGGTTGCCCCTTCATGAACGGCAAACGCTCATCCAGCGCCGCGCTAGTGATCGTTATCTCGATATCGTTGGTAAAGAGTACAAACTGCACCAGCCGTCACAAGTGTTCAGCGTGATACATGGCGCAGCCTTAAAACTCGATATTGAAATGGCGCAAGCCGGGATTGTTAACGACGGCATGACTATGTTCTCGCGCATTGATACGGGTCAAATCATTCACTCCAAGGATGCTCAGATACCGCAGTTTTTGTTACTGCTAACTGGCATTGGGAAGTGTACAAAAGGCGGTATATCGCAGCATGATATGGCTTGCCTTAACGAGTGGCAGAGCATGATTAAAAACGTGCGTTGGGGCTTAGGCAGTTACCATCACGGTAACAATTTACCGGCTGAGAACATGCTAGAGCGCATGCTAGTCCAGGCGACAAAAAACCTAGGCGAACAACAACGGCAGATTGACTTGCTGGTTAACACTCAAGTAAAACCGAACGACATTAACGACATGATTAAAAACATCATGTTCGATGTTAAAGGTGATTGGGGGTTAACGCACGTTGCTGATCAGGATAAGCGTCAACGGTTGTTAGCGCGTAATAATCGCCAGTTCGAAACACTGCGCGAGATTGCGAAACGTGAGCCGAAAGTTATGGCGGCTGGCGGCTGGATTAATTCAGACGCTCGCGGTACACCGTCACAGCCAACGGCATACGGTGCTTTTCAGTCGGTCGTTTATTTGATCGATAGGCAACGCACAAGGGGCGCTAGCGGCGCCTTGAGTAGTAACCTGACCGGCACTATGCAAAATCGTAAACAAGCGGCGCTCGATATGGCGCTGGCGTTAGCAGCATGAAGCGCTTTCAACCAGGCGTGGCTACAGCGACCAACGGCCCGTTACCATCGTACAGAGCCGGTAAAGCGTTGCAGCGATTAAAAACTCTCGACGAAGAGCGAAACGGCAACTGGTTCCCGATTGCCACTAAAAACGGCTTAGACAAGTATTGCGAAGAATGCGGCGCACGTCTGCCGCCTTTTCTTTACAGTACCTGCGTCGATTGTTTTTTGAGGGTCGATAAAAAATGCCAGTAATGGTGATTTTGGCTCTTTTGCTTTTGCTGGTCTTGATCCTATAACATGACTTGATAATTCCCGGCGGCTTTGGCCGCTGGGTTTTTTTTTGGCTTCAAAAGTAAATGCGAATAATTCTCATTCGTATTTTTTTAAGTTACAATATTAGAAAATAATGATATTCTAAAGTAATTATAAACTATATTAGAATATACTAATACACCTATATTAGCATTTTTTAATATAGCGCTTATCCTCAAAACCTGTCTGTGCAAAAATTACAAAACCCGTCTGTGCAAATATTGTAAAACTCGTCTGTGCAATAATTGCAGAGCCGCTATGACCTTTTTTTGACCTTTTCAATTAATACTGTAGGGCCATTGTGCTTATAACAATTCAGGCAATCTATACACTTGCGGCCTGTACAGTTATCCGCTGTATGATCTGACGTTGTAACGTTAAATACTTTGTCAAAGTGTTTCGGCGGCTCACTGATAACCTTGTCTTTTACAGGGTTAGAGTATACCAGTATCAGGTTGTCAGGCTTTTTGTAGCCTTTCAATTTGAAGGCTTGGTTTACAATTGAGCGCCTTTTAGTGAATAGCGTTACCGTAGTCTGCGGGTTTTTAGTGGCTAGTCTACTGAAATTGAGGTAATGCCAAAGGTTTTTTAGTTCGCCGTGACCATGACCCCGAACATAAGCCAAGTTCAAAAACGGTAGGTAGTCTTTCGGTATACGTTGCTGTAATAGCAGGGTATTCGCTTGGAAGCGCGGGACACAGTTTTTTCGGCTGCCTTTTAGCATCGCTATAGAATAGCAATCGCCGCAAATAACTGAATCATCGCCTGTAGTTGACATTTTACCGCAAAAAAGGTTTGTCAAAGGGTTAGTGTTAATCGCCAGCATCCCCACGGGGGAGAATTCTGACGGCCCTAACTTGCCAGTCATGGTACTTAATTTAATGGTGTTCATTTAACTTGGATAATTCAAGTTCTAAACCCTGTATAGGCCAATCAACGAACCAGCCGCACGGCTCGTTAGATGTAAATAACTCAGGGTAATTGCATTGCGGTTCGGCTTTTTTCCAGACCCGGTAATAATACAGGATTGGGATGGGGATTTTGCAATTTGTTTTTTTCGGCACGAGGTTTCTCCGGTTGACAGTAACCAGATATTAACCCGGCTCTAGATCGTCTGTCAAGCGGTATTTTTTTTTGCGATTGTAGGCGGTAGGTGCGCGCCAGCGCTTCGGTTTAAACTTGGAATACTTTACGGTCAGGTTTCGGCGCTTCCTTGTGCGCTCCCGACTTTCTTCGCTTGCCATCATTTTACCCTGTGCCTTGTGTGAAAAGTTGGCACGATTCTTGCTAACAGATATATATACTAGATATATATATTAAATACTTATAATAAGGGAGGGGGTACGCTGTGGATAACTTTCCAATTACCTTGTGATATCAAATACTTAACCCTTATTTACCCTGTGGATAACCCTGTGGATAAGTCCTGTATAACTAGGCATACCTTTCCGACTATGTTAGGTTTGGAGGTGTGTAAATATCCCGAAAATGAGGTCAATAACGCTCTCCATTACTGGTAACACCTTTTACTGTCAATAACGCTCTCCATTACTAGGGCCACCTTCACTAAACCGTGCTTTAGGAGAAGATTGAGTTGTGGACGGTTATAGGGGGTTGACAAACAGAATGCACCTGAACTATAATAGGAATACCTATGGTATATAATAAATTCGCAAAGAAGATTCTAAAGACCATCCGTGGATTGGAGAAGGAAATGGTAGCGGATAAGGGAAGCAAACCAATAGACTCTTATCGCAACAGATGCCTTACCTTGATCGAAAAGTTACAAGAGATATACTCAGGTGATGACCACTCTAGGGAGAAGGTAGAATGCCTGAAGTCTGCATTTGATGTCTACTCTAACCTACAAAGAAAGGCTGACGAGAACGCTGGCACACAGGACATTGCGAGAAGAGAATTAGCCGATACTCCCAGACTAAGATCATCTAGAGGGTATGCCTCGATGAACTGGAATGCAATAGGGTGGACAAAAGGCGGCGGATCAGATAGACTGCGCGGATATTACGGTGGCCCCAAGGTAAGAGGCTTGAAAACCCCTTACAATGATGACCTTTCAAAAACTGACTACTGGTGTGTGATAGATGACAAACGAAAGAAGTAAAGAAGAACTATTGCGGAACGCTAAGAGTTCTGTGACGGAATTAAAAAAGGCTGCTCACCTATTGCTGGACTACGTTGGGATGATCCAAGCCAACTCCCCTAGCATGGACACAGAAGATTATGACGGCATATTAGATATGCTGTTACTCACCATAGAGGAACTTGATGATATTGCGATGGACTTCTCTGTGGCTGTGGAGAACCTAGGCCGGATGGAGAGTAACGATGGAGTCTCTTAACATGGTGCTGGGGCCGGACTCACTAGCCCCATATCTTAGCGCGGAACAATCTAAAAGCATTAAGCCTGTAAACTCCTTTACTCAAGAGGTGCTGGATTATTATCTAGTAGGCGACCATGTGACCGGGATTAAAATACCCTTTGGCAACCCCCAAAAATTCAGACTGCGTAATGGAGAGTGTACGATTCTCGCTGGCATAAATTCAGCAGGGAAATCCCTCTACGCTGGACAGATAATGCTAGGGGCTATTGAGCAAGGCTACAAATGCTTATCAGTTAGTTTGGAAATGTCCCCTCGTAGCCAAATCGCTAGGCTTTGGAGACAAGCATCACTATCTATGCAACCAACAATCGACTTTGGGCTTGGGTTTAACGCTTGGGCTAGGGATAAGTTGTACTTCTTTGACAAGCAAGGGACGGTAGACTTAAAGACGTTGATGGCTGTGATACGTTACGCTGTTGACCAATATGATATAGAGTTTATCCTTGTCGATTCTCTTATGACGATTGGCGGCATCGCTAATGATGACTACACTGGACAAAAGCGGGTGGTTTGTGAGATTGCGGATGCTTGTCGAGACATTGATTGCCACATAATGCTGGTGGCACACGCTAGGAAATCTATGTCCATCAGGGATAAGATAGACAGATTCTCAATCAGGGGTGCTGGAGAACTGGCCGATAGGGTTGACAATGTGATACTCATGGGTAGATACTACGATGATGAGGAGGATGCGCCGGATGCTTGGGTAGCAATATCTAAGGCTAGGCATTGGGACATGGCCGAATGTGAGATGAACCTAAACCTACACGCCGCATCGTTAAACTTACTAACTGAAGGACAACTACCCACCAAAATCAGCATGGACAACAACGATCCTGATGAGTAATTGGAAAAACTTTGAGCGCAGGGTAGCCTCCATCTTTGGCGGTAAAAGAATCCCTGTGAATGGTAGAGCAGAACTAGATATAGAGCATAACGTGTACGGAATCGAGTGCAAGTATCGCAAGGTACTGCCCGATTGGTTGTTTGGAAATGCCGTCAAACAGGCCTTGACTGGCTCAAGGAAGAAAGGTATAATCCCCATTGTGGTCATCGGTAAATACAACAGTTCTGATATATTTGTGCTGACTAGGGTAGATGACTTTTTAAACGCAACTAGAAAAGAGGACAAAGATGAATAGTTTATGGAATAAAATGATGAAAGACCATTTCGGCTACCGTCCAAGGTACACTTGGATTGAGTCTATCAATGAAGCGAAGCGGCCAAAGGAAGGGGCAACTAGAATCATGCACGAAACCAAGACTGTGAAGGTAAAGTGTGAGTACCCCAAACCTGATGACGGTGCATCATTCTCATGGGTAAAAGTGGAGGAGGAAGATGGATCATCTTGAAGCAGGGCTAAAGCGCCCGTTCCCTGTGGCGCAAGTAAAGTTCATGGACATGAAGAATGGGAGGAAGCCCCTCGCATACCTTGACGCAAGGAACGTGATGGATAGGCTGGACAAGATTGTTACCCCGGCTGGATGGTATCCTGTCTACGAGATGGTATCCCCTGAGATAATGTTGTGCCATCTATCTGTTTGCTTGAACGGGGTCTGGATAACCAAATCGGACGGTGCTGGCGAATCTTCTTTCGAGAAGGAGAAAGGAATAATCTCAGGATCGCTGAAGAGGTCGGCAGTTTTATTCGGGATTGGCCGGTATCTCTACAACGATGGGGCATTTGACAACAACAGGAACCCCGCTCATTGGGCTACCCCTGAAGGCTTTGACAAGATTATGGCTGACCAGCATGACCAATCTATAGAGGATTGGAAGGCCGACTACGACAAGGCGATTGCGGATCAACAGAGGTGAGTGATATGAAAACGCGATTAAAAAATAAGTCTGAAAAGTTAGATGATAGCAACAGATTGTCAGAGGCTGAGAAAGCATTTCAGTCCAGCGCTATTGAGTTTACTAATGAGTTTATAGACTCTGAAGGTAACGTGCTGTATGCCACATGGCAATCGGCTGTTGATAAGAAGTGGGAAATAGACCGTGTTAAAGAGATTGCTGCCATGCCCAAGGTTGGAGATGAATGGGATTACAGTAATGGAGTTACAGGAACATACCGATACCGCAACTCATGAGCATCTACGAGGACTACATTGCTATCTCTAGGTACGCTAGGTATCTACCAGATAAGAAACGCAGAGAGACATGGGATGAGACAGTAGATAGATACTGTGATTACATGGGTAATAAGTTCGGCGTTGAACTGTCTGGTATACGGTGGTTAATCAAGGATAAAGAAGTCATGCCTAGCATGAGAGCCTTGATGACTGCTGGCCCTGCATTAGAAAGGGATAACATCTGTGGATATAACTGTGCGTATGTAGCAGTCGATCACATCAGGGTGTTTGGTGAGTCACTATATATTCAGATGAACGGTACAGGTCTGGGGTTCTCAGTTGAAAGGCAACACATACATAAACTGCCAGAGGTTGCTGAAGAATTCCACGACACTGATACTGTCATTGGAGTGCGTGACTCTAAGTTAGGATGGGCAACTGCCCTTGATGAGTACGTCCGTCTGCTCTATAGTGGGAAGGTTCCCAAGGTAGACATAAGTAAGGTACGACCAGCGGGTGCGCCACTAAAGACCTTTGGAGGTAGGGCTAGTGGGCCTGAGCCATTCGTTAAAGCATTGAATAATATAACTAATGTGTTCAAAGGTGCAGCAAGTAGGAAGTTAACATCCATCGAGTTGCATGATGTCATGTGCTACATCGGTGAGTGTGTTGTGGTCGGTGGGGTAAGGAGAACGGCGATGATAAACCTATCCAATCATAGTGATGAACGTATGCGTCACGCTAAGATGGGTAACTGGTATGTCGAGAACCCGCAACGCTCACTGGCTAACAACTCTATCTGTTACACTGAGAAACCTGACGTTGGTGCGTTCATGCGTGAGTGGAGCGCTCTCTATGAGTCACGATCAGGAGAGAGGGGTATCTTTAATCGACAAGCGTGTAAGGATATGGCCCCTAGTCGCAGGGATATTGACCATGAGTTTGGAACTAACCCATGCAGTGAGATAGTGTTGAGGTCTGCTCAGTTCTGTAATCTTACAGAGGTAGTAGTTAGACCTGAAGATAATCTTGAGACACTGAAGGTTAAGGTCGAGGCGGCTACAATTCTAGGCACACTACAGTCAGCACTAACTGACTTCAGATTCTTGCGTAAGGTATGGAAGAATAACTGCGAGGAAGAGAGGTTGCTTGGTGTGTCACTCACTGGGTTATGGGATAGGCTTGACCCACTAATCGAGGATGATCTCTGTCAACTAAGAACTCATGCTATAAATGTTAATGCTAAGTGGGCTAAGAGATTAAAGATTAACCCGGCTACTGCTATCACCTGTGTTAAACCTAGTGGTACTGTCAGTCAATTAGTGAACAGTGCGTCAGGCTGTCATCCGAGACACTCCCGCTGGTATATAAGAAGAGTGCGGAATGATATCAAAGACCCACTAGCCAAGGCGATGATAGACGCAGGTATACCTTATGAAGTAGACAATCATAACAGTGAAACGTATGTCTTTGAGTTCCCGATAGCCTCTCCAATAACGTCTACAACTCGACACGACATCACTCCATTCGAGCAGTTAGAAATGTGGAAGAGGTTGTCATTATACTGGTGTGAACACAAGCCTTCAATGACTTGCTACATACCAGAGGATCAGTGGCCGCAGGTAGGTGCTTGGATATGGGAGAACTGGGATGCAGTCAATGGTATCTCATTCCTTCCATCAGCGGATGAAGGCCATGTGTATGAGCAAGCGCCGTATGAAGATATAACAGAGGAAGAGTACGAAGAAAGATGTAAGACAATGCCCGAGTCTATCGACTGGAGTATCATCGAGGACAAGGATAACACAACCGCGAGTCAAGAGGTGGCTTGCACAGCAGGAGTATGTGAGATATGAAATGCGAAAATGCAGTAGTAGAAAAGTATACCTACCATAGAATTCGTAAACCCGGTAGGTGGAACATGGGAAAAGAAACTAAACACGGTTCTTTTTACAGTCACAAATTAGTAATAGGTGGAGAAAAATATTCCTTTATCGCTCAAGGATGGAGGCAATATGTTTACAAAGGTGATACCTGTGAGTTTCATTGGGTTGATAATAACGGGTATAAAAATATAGACCGTGACACACTAAAGGTGTACGACAAAGGTGGAACAAGAGTATGGCGGGGCTATAGCCCAAAAAATACTCCGGAACACTGTATGTCAACAATGTATTATGGTGTGCCTCATATATATGATGAATATGCTTACGCAAGAGAAGCGATATCAGACTTGTTATGTGACTCTGATGATGACTCTGATTGGGAAGAGTCGGGTGGAATAGACCCAGCCCTTGCACCTAACCATGACTGGGATCATGACCCAGTAGGTTTTCGATGATCGAGAAGGATAAGCGTTGGGTAAATAAGAAGTATACTAACTGGGTAGCCACGTTACCTTGTACTAACTGCGGTCTTGATGACGGTACTGTGGTAGCCCATCACCTCAAGGGTAGGTTCTTCCCTTGGGGTGGTGGGGGTACAGGTATGAAGGCTAACGATTGGTTAGTAATGGCGCTGTGTTACAAATGCCATGATGCAGTTCACAATGGTGATGCTAACATCCTAGACTATCAGGTTGAACTGATATGGAAAACACAGAGAGAGGCATTCAAGCAAGGAGTATTAGATTATGTTGGTAAGTGAGGAGAAAGTAGAGAGTGTCATAAACTACTTGTCTTCTTCAGACGATGACTATGGCAAGTTAGCCGCAACGGTCAAGGGTCTGGAGAAGGACGAGAAGATAGTGATAGCAAGGGGTATGCTTGAGGCCAGACGGTTTCAGAAAACCTTGGGAGACGCAGAGAATGAGGTCAAACGTAGTAAGGACTACATCAAATGGAGGGAGAAGTATGAGGATGCCGTAGCAGACTATGAAGTTATGAAGGCACACCGTAGTACAGCGGTGGTCATGTGGGAAACATGGCGCACTGAACAAGCAA